CTTGGCGAGCAGCGAGTCGTACTTCGCCTGGCGAGCCTCGGCCGCAGCAACGGCGGAACGCTCGACTTCCTCACCGCTCTCAGAAACGACCGGCTCCACCGCCGACTCTTCGGCCTCGGCAACGTCGTCAAGGGCACCCATCTCAGCCAGGGTGGCGGCGAGTTCGTCCAGAAGTTCCTTGACCTTGCTGGCCATGCGTGCGGCTCCTGCGGTGTGCGGTAGGTGTCGTGACCTATTCGCACCGTACGGCCGCAGTGGCCAAGCCTTGCAGAACGCAGAGGCCGGTAGTTACCTAACTAGGTAGCGAGCGTCGGCGTATCTCGCACGACTTCACAACGTGCTTTGCCGTCTTGCGGCACGCCGGGCAGCGAAGGTATCGCGTGCATACGCCGCCCTTGTCCACCGACGCATAGACGCCGAAGCGTCCCTGTCGGCATTGGCAGATGTCACCGGACTTGGTGGCCATGCTTCCTCAAGAAGTTCCGAATCGCACGCTCCGTTTTCGCATCCCGTCGAAATGCCGGCAGTGTCAACGCCGGTCGGTGCGATTGCAGATACCGCTCATAGCTACGCTGCACGATGCTAGCCGTTGCGTCTTCGTAGGCCGGGCTGAGAACCGGGCTCACGTCGTACACTCCGTCTACCTCGTGGACGTAACGCACAGGCTGGCCGTTTTCCTCGGCCCATGATTCGCCGTCGCGGCTTGCGATGGTGAACGCAAACGAGCTCCCCCACACGTCGCCGCGGCTAATCAGAACCTGCAGATCCCGGCCCAGTGACGTGTCGGGAACCTCGACGCTGTACCGCATGCCGTCATCGTCCGTGCCAACCTCCAGCGTTCCGCTGCGGGTGCTTCCCAAGACGTGATTGCTGTCGTGGTTCCACAAGGCCACGATGGGGTGCGATTGCTCTCGCAGGGCACGATCAAACGCCCCCGGCTTGATCTCCTCGCGGAAGTTTCCCAGCAGGGTCGAGCGGACGTTGTACTTAGCCGCATAGCCGGAAATGTAGGTCTTCCCGTCGCCGCGACGCTCGACGTTTAACGGCAGTTGCGAGTGCAGGCGTTCACGGTTCATTTCTTCTTCCTGCGGGAACGGGGGAAAGTGGGTGCCGGCCGAGCCGGCGAGTCATTGGCAATGGGCGGCCCGTCAAGCAGTTTGTCCGTGTAAGACTGCGGCAGGTTGTCGGCCGGCTCGGCGTCGCCGGCATTGCCAACCCCAGCCGTCGCCGCAATGCCCTGCATGGTCGTCAGATTCATTTGCATGTACCGCTCGTCGCCGGCCGGGCCAATCGGGTTCATATTCAGAACCTCGCGGGCCTCGTTGACGCTGTAGATGCCAAGGTTCAACATCGACGTGAGCCAGTTCGCTTGAGCGGCCAAGTCGCCGCGAAGCAGCCCGCGGGTGTCGAACTCTGCGAAGTACACGTCGTCCCGCACCACCAGATCGCGAGTGATGGCGGATTCCCATCGGCGGAACCACGGCATCAGCGTCTGTTGCACCAGGTCGATGGCGGCCTGCTCCTGGCTCGCGTAGCCGACCTTGGTCTTGTCCTGCACGTAGGACGGATCGACGCGGTACGCCCGGCAAATCTCAATGACTTGGTACTGCCGCGTCTCAAGGAACTGGCTGGCCTCGTTGGTGCTCTGCACGTCCTTCCAGTGGACGCCTTGAGGCAGCACGGCCGTGCGGTGTGCCCGGTCGGGGCCGCGGTGCATCCGCTCGAACTGCTCACGCAGCCGCTCGGCAGTCTCCACCGTGATCGGGTTGTCGGACTCCATCAGCCCTGACAGCCGGCAGGCGTTACCGAAGTACGCACCGCCGTGCGTCTCCAAAGCCTGGGCAAGCGCGATGGCGTCCCGGCTCAGCGTCAGCGGCAGGATTCCCATCACGCCGTCATTTGACAGCCAGCGAAGGTGAAAAATTTGGTCTTGCGTGTAGACAGTTTCGCGTCCGTTTGGCTCGCGGTAGCAGTACCGCAGCGTGCCGTCTTCCAACTGCTCCACCCTCATCCGCGAAGGGTGTAGCGGCCACAGTTCGCTGACGGCTCCGGCAGCACCTGGGCGAATCTCTGCATAGGCGTTGCCGTACAGCAGGCAATGTGCCGTCAGCATCTCGCGGAACTCGAACGACGTTTGCCAGCCGTTTGGTTGCTGTTGGAGCAGCCGATACAGCGGCAAGTCTCGCGCCCGCTCCTTGCCGCCCTCAGGCAACCGGCGGTGCAGGTGCAGCGGCACCGTTGCGACGTTCTCGGCAATCAGCCGCACGCATGCCAGAACCGTGGAGCACTGCAGGGCCGTCTCAGGCGTGATCCGCACGCCGGCCGGGCTCCGCGACGGGGTATCGCTCCAGCCGTCGCCGTACGAGCCGCGCAGGTCGATGATGCGGTAGCCCTTGTCCTCAGGCGTCTCGTTGGCGGCAATCATAGTGCGATGATGTCCCACGTCTGCTCGGGCGTCGGGGCCGTTGCCGTCTGCCACAACCCAATCGCCATGACCAAGGCAACGATTCCGTCGATTCGCTCAGTGCTCTTGTTTTTGCTGGGCTTAATATTTCCGGCCGCTGAGTCGCTCTGGATGGCTACGTTGGCCGCTTGCCAGCCAAGCACTGGGTGCCCGCCGTGAAGCAGCTTGCCGCTTACCACCCAGTTCTCTAGTTGCTTTGACGGTGCCGACAGTGAGGCATAGCCCTGCCGAAAGTCTTGCATGGCAAGCCCATCCCCTTGCAGTTGCTGGCCCAACTGAGCCGCGTTCCACGGGTCCAGGCCAATGCCTTGAACCTTGTATTTGGTGCAGAGGTTGTTGATGTCTTTCCGCAGCTGCTCAAAGTCAGTCACATTGCCGTCAGTCATGTGCAAGTGCCCTTGGCGGTGCCACGTCAGATACGGCACCTTGTCGCGACGCTCACGCTGATGGGCGTTGTCGGACGGAATCCAGAAGTGAGGCTCTATCCAAAACGTGCCGTCGTCCAGCGGGAACAGCAGCACGAAAGCCGTGGTGTCGAACGTGGTAGCCAAGTCGAGCCCGGCCCAGCACTCGCGGCCAGCCAGATCCACCGGGCAAGCCTTATTGCCTTGGCTCCAGTGATCCATCCGCAGCCAGCGGGTTTCGACCTCCACCCACTGATTAAGATACAACTGCCGGAATGCCGATTCGTACGCCGGCATCTCCACAGCCCTGGCACACTCGCTACGCAGAAAGTCCAGATTCACCGAAACGCCCAGGTTGGGGTTGGCCTTGGCCCACACCTTCTCGTCCTTCCAATCGGCCTCTGGCGGCGCACTGAATATCAGCGGCAGGAATGTCTCGTCTTGAACCACGCCGTCCCTGACAGCTTCGGCGTACTTCCACACTTCCCAGCAGACACTGCGGCGATCCCAGCCTGCGGTGGTCAATGCCACGGTGAGCGGGTTACGCCTGGCACCCTGCCCGGAAATCATTACTTCCCACATCTCACGATTGCTGACGTGCAACTCGTCAAAAACCACGAGGTGAGGCGAAAGCCCGTGCTGGATTCCGGCCTCGGCGGAAAGTGCCTTGTAGGTGCCGTGCGTGGATTCCCTGACGATGGCATTGCGATAGACCCGGAGGTGCTTGGACAGCACCGGCGACTGCTCAACAGCGATCTTCGCGGTGTCGAACACAAGGCGGGCCTGGTCCCGCGACGCCGCACACGAATAGACTTCCGCCCCCGGCTCAGGCTCCATCAGCCCACGCAGTGCGATGCCGGCCGCCAGCGTGCTTTTGCCATTCTTGCGAGGCAAGGCCAAGAGCGACGTGCGAACCACCCGCCGGCTGTCACGCTCGCGAAACAGTTGCCAGACGTAGCGACGCTGCCAAGGCTCAAGCACAAACGGCTTTCCGCCCAGCTCGCCCTTGGCGTGCGTCAGGTGCTTTTCAAAAAACCGCACCGCCACACAGGACGGGCATTGTCCGCACGGCTTTTCAGCCAAACATCTTGCGGTCTTCGTCGTCTTCCGCGCTCTTTTGCTCAACGACAGACACCCTGGCAAGGGCAGAGGCAGTCAAACCAAACTCGGTGGCCAGCTTGAGCATGTGAACGCGCGCGTCTCGCTTGCGGCTCCACGCCGGATGATTGCTCACTTTACCCTTGGCGTCCACGACGGTGGCTCCGTTCTTTTTCAGTTCACGGTGGGCCGTCACCATGTCTGCAAACGCATCGCAATACGCCGCCAAAGTTTGCTGATGACGCGGCGACATCACGCGGCTGGCCTCGAGCATCGGCATGATCCGCTCCCATTCCGTCCGGCCGATTTCGCACAACCAATCAGGAGCAGGCGGAACTCCTGGCGTCGCAACAATCCCGGCGACGTGCGGCCCGCGGACCCGCGAGCCGCGGAGTTGCAGAATCGGCTTCGGCGTTGGTTTTCGGCCTTTCATCGCATTTTTCCGCGATTCCGCAGCAAACTTCGCATTTTCGGCCCCGCGTACGGATGAG